CAAGACCAAAGTGAAAAATTAAGAGGAACATGGTCAAGTTCTCAAACTAGTTATTATGTAGTAATATTACATAATGAAACAAAAGGATATGAATTTATAAATTTTTCTTTTGCGGAAAACAAGTCTTTAAAAGAGGTTGTGGTAGAAGAAAACAAAAATTTTATAAAAACAAAATTAGTAAATCCTGATAAAAACTATGAAGTTTTTATTACTTATAGACTAATAGACGATGTATTGTATTGTGAATTTGAAGGAGATTCAAATCATATTACTAAATACACGAAACATTATATTATGAAAAATTAAATTAAATCAAATGGAAGAAAAAAAAATAACTCAAGAAGAACTAGATAAAGTTTTGAAATTTCAAAACACTCTTTATAATTTATCTACTGATGTAGGTATTATAGAATCTCAAAAACATGGGATATTGCATGAACTAGCCGGTGTTAATCAACAACAAGAAGAGTTTAAAAAAGAATTAGAAGAAAAATACGGTAAAATAAATATTAATTTAGAAGACGGTACTTTTACTGAATTAACTGAAAATGAATAATATAATAAGAAAGATTAGCATAGGAGCTGATTATAAGAATGACGCTATGCATTATTCTGTTGGTCAACAGGTTTATGGTGGTCATGAAATATCTCATATATTATTAAATGAAAAAGATAATTCATATAATATTTATATAAAGAAAAACGGAGAGGTATTGCCATGGAAAAAATTTAATTCTAACATGGCTATATCTATTGAATTTGATTTAGAATATTAATGAATAGTTTATATGACTTTATTATAAAGCCATTAGGTAAAAATAGATACAACAATAGTAAAAAAATAGGTAAAAAAGATTTAGTTTTAAATACTAAAATAGAATCTTGGAAATTTGTTAATCGTTTTGCTGAAGTTGTATCTATACCCTTAGCTTTTAAAACTAATATAAAAAAAGGTGATACCATAGTGGTTCACCAAAATGTCTTTAGAAGATTTTATAATATGAAAGGTGAGCAATCAAACAGTAGATCTTACTTTAAAGAAAATTTATATTTTGCTTCTAGAGATCAAATATATTTATATAAAAATAAAAGCGAATGGCACTCGTTTGGCGATAGATGCTTTGTAATGCCAATAAAAAACACTGATCCTCTAATTAATAGAAAAGAGGAACCTTATGTTGGTATATTAAAAATAGGTAATAATAACTTAAAAGCATCTAATATTAACCGAGAAGACTTAATAGGTTTTAAACCTGGTGCTGAATGGGAGTTTTTTATAGACAATCAACGTTTATATTGTATGAAATCAAATGATATTGTAATTAAATATGGAAGTAAAAAAAATAAAATCGAATATAATCCAAGCTGGGCGAGTAGCTGTTGATGAATTAATCAAAGTTGCTAAAGAACCAATTATGGAATTTGGTCCTGATATTTCCGCAGACAGACTTAAAAACGCTGCAGCTACAAAAAAATTAGCTATATTTGATGCTTTTGAAATATTATCTAGAATAAATGAAGAGCAAAATATTATTGATGGAAAAGTAGAAGAAGAAACTAAAAAACCTAAAGAGTTTAAAGGTTTTGCAGAAGGAAGATCTAAATAATGTATAGTCAAAGTTTATACAAAGTACTCGATAACTACATAAAACCAAAAGTACTTAAACGTAATAATAAATATAAAAAATGGGAATACGGTTACAACGTAGAACATGATGTTATTGTTATAAGTAAAAATGGTCAAATAGGTGAAGTTATAGAGATACAAAATTTAAAAATTGCATTACCTAAACAAAAAGATATATGTAAATTTGAATCTAATAAATTTGAGTTTAAAGATTTACCTAAAGAATTAAAAAGAATTAAAACTATTTTTGATTGGGAAGATTATCCTTTAGATTTTAAAGAAACATGGTATGATTATATTGATAAAGAATTTTCTCGTAGAGAACAAGGTTTTTGGTTTTACAATAAAGATATTGCTACTTATATTACTGGTACTCACTACATGTACTTGCAGTGGAGTAAGATTGATGTTGGGAAACCAGACTTTAGGGAATCAAACAGATTATTCTTTATATTCTGGGAAGCTTGCAAAGCAGATACAAGATGCTACGGAATGTGTTACCTTAAAAACCGTCGTTCAGGATTCTCTTTTATGGCCTCAGGAGAGGTAGTAAATTTAGCTACAATATCTAGTGATAGTAGATACGGGATATTATCTAAGTCAGGTCCAGATGCAAAAACTATGTTTACTGATAAAGTAGTTCCAATATCAGTTAATTATCCTTTCTTTTTTAAACCTATTCAAGATGGTATGGATAGACCTAAAACAGAGTTAGCATATAGAGTTCCTGCTAGTAAATTAACTAGACGTAAACTAACAGCTAATGTTTCTCTACCAGAACTACAAGGTTTAGATACAACAATTGATTGGAAAAATACAGGTGACAATAGTTATGATGGTGAAAAATTAAAACTATTAGTACACGATGAAAGTGGTAAATGGGAAAGACCAAACAACATATTAAACAACTGGAGAGTTACAAAAACAACTTTAAGACTAGGTTCTAGAATTATTGGAAAATGTATGATGGGTTCTACTTGTAATGCTTTAGATAAGGGTGGTGATAATTTTAAAAAATTATATTATGATTCAGACGTCCAAAAAAGAAATGCGAATGGACAGACTCGTTCGGGACTCTATTCTTTGTTCATTCCTATGGAATGGAACTACGAAGGATACATTGATTCTTATGGGTTACCTGTCTTCGATAATCCAAAAGACCTTGTCAAAGGACCATTAGGATTACCTATAACTTTAGGAGTAATAAATTATTGGCAAAATGAAGTAGATGGATTAAAAGATGATCAAGATGCTTTAAATGAATTCTATAGACAATTTCCAAGAACAGAAGAACACGCGTTTAGAGATGAAGCAAAATCTTCATTATTTAATCTTACAAAGATATATGAACAAATAGATTGGAACGCTGAAACCAAAGATAGTTTAGTTACTCAAGGTAATTTTCAGTGGGTTGGTGGAATAAAAGATACTTCAGTAATATTTGTACCGCAAAACAATGGTAGATTTTTTGTTTCATGGGTACCACCATTAAGATTACAAAACAATGTAATACATAAGTCAGGTTTAAAACATCCTGGCAACGAAACACTAGGTGCTTTTGGCTGTGATAGTTATGATATATCTGGAACAGTAGATAAAAGAGGTTCAAAAGGTTCTTTACACGGGTTAACAAAGTTTAGCATGGAAGACGTACCGGCTAATCATTTATTTTTAGAATATATATCAAGACCTCAAACTGCTGAAATATTTTTTGAAGATGTTTTAATGGCTTGTATATTTTACGGAATGCCAATACTAGCTGAAAACAATAAACCTAGATTATTATATCATTTTAAAAGAAGAGGTTATAGAGGTTATTCTATGAATAGACCGGATAAAATATATAATAAATTATCTGTAACAGAAAGAGAAATAGGCGGAATACCTAATTCTAGTGAAGATATTAAACAAGCTCATGCTGCGGCGATAGAAAGTTATATAGAAACTTATGTAGGACTTCGTAATGACAACACCTACGGTGATGTATATTTTCAAAGAACCTTAGAAGATTGGGCTAAATTTGACATTAATAATAGAACAACTCATGATGCTTCTATTAGTTCAGGATTAGCTATAATGGCTTGTAACAAAAATAAATATAGACCTGTTCCTCAAATGATTAGACATAATTATGATTTAGGAATAAAAAAATTTGATAATAGTGGGTTGTTATCTAAAATTATAGATTAAATGAAAAAAGGTAAAACGATATATACCAACGGTAATAGCATTTTTCCTAGCCAAGTGGTTAGCGACGCTGAAAAAGCATCTTGGGAATATGGCGAGCAAGTGGCTCAAGCTATAGAACAAGAGTGGTTTAGTCAAGGTAGAACTAACGGTAATAGATATTTAACTACTTGGAACAACTATAATAGACTAAGGTTGTATGCTAGAGGAGAACAACCTAC